GATTGACACAGCAGTTGTAGATGCAAAACCAGTAATTACCTTAGGTGTTGCGTTGGCAGGAATAACCTGTTTCATATCAAAGCCAACTACAGAGTTAGCAGGGATAGATACAGCAGGAACAACTGTTACGCCATCAAAAGCAATGGTTGCTGTTGAAGCGGAAGTTGCTGCATTAGCCAACACAATGTTTGATACAACAGTTATAGTTGTTGTAGTCGGCACCGTGTATAGGGTTGTACTTGATGTGGCTGCTGCTGTACGAGCAATAGCCTTGGTTGTTGTAGCCATTAGTTACTACCTTTCTTTTAGAGGGCACCCATGAGATAGAGTGTTAGTTCATCAATTAAACTACCTGGACCACCCGCTGCTGATAGGTTTATATCCCCACTTGCAGTTACTGTTCCAGTTAGTGTTGGTGCTGTTAAAGTTAATCCAGCAACAGTTGTTACTGTTGTTCCTGATGGAAGAAGTGTTGAACCAAGAGTAGGTGCTGAGTAGGAACTGGTTGTATTGATAGCAACCCATGCAGTGCCTGACCATACAGACATAACACCAGTGGTTGAGTTGAAGTACATGGCACCAGTAATAAGGGCATTGCCATCGTTATCTACTGTTGGAGCGGTTGACTTAGCACCTAGATAACGGTCATCAAAGTTGTCATAAGTTGTTGCAGCATCCGCAGCACTTGTTGCAGCACTGGCTGCAGATGTTGCTGCTGCTGTCTGGCTTGTTAGAGCAGATGATGCAGATGTAGCAGCGCTGGTAGCAGAAGTTGCTGCTGCGGTAGCCGATGCTGCTGCTGATGTAGCAGAAGTGGCTGCTGCAGTAGCACTTGCTGCTGCGCTAGTAGCCGAGGTAGCAGCAGCGGTTTGAGATGTTAAAGCACTTGATGCTGATGTTGCTGCAGCAGAGGCAGATGTAGCAGATGATGTTGCTGATGTGGCAGCACTTGTGGCTGATGTAGCAGCAGCAGATGCTGAGTTAGATGCTGTAGTTGAATAACCAGCAATAGTCGCAACAGATGCAGCAGCAGTAGTAGCACTTGCTGCAGCAGATGTAGCCGAAGTTCCAGCAGCAGTGGCGCTGGCTGCTGCGCTTGTAGCGCTGGTAGCAGCAGCCGTAGCAGAAGCAGCAGCGGATGTAGCACTGGTAGTAGCAGCAGTTGCACTGGCAGCAGCGCTGGTTGCACTTGTAGCAGCAGCGCTTGCTGATGAAGCAGATGAGGTAGCGCTAGTAGCAGCAGAAGTTGCACTTGTGGCTGCAGCACTAGCAGAGTTTGCAGAACTTGTTGCATAACCTGCAATAGTAGCCACGGAAGCAGCAGCAGTTGTAGCGCTAGCAGCAGCGCTTGTAGCGCTAGTTGCCGCACTCGTTGCACTTGTCGCTGCTGCGGTAGCAGAGGCTGCAGCGCTGGTTGCTGAGGTTGCAGCAGCAGATGCGCTGGTTGCAGATGATGCAGCAGATGCTTCTTGTAGAACAAGGATTGCATCTACATAAGATTTAGGTGCAGCAGATGAAGCAGACATACCAGCAGATGAAAGACCAGTGATTGTTCCAGCACCGCTAACAACAATAGATGCTGTTGAGGTTACTGTGCCTGTAAGAGTAGCACCATTGATTGTTGGAGTTGTAAGAGTTTTGCGAGTGAGTGTTACTAACTGTGTAGAACCAACTACTGAACCATCGCCTGATACAAGTCCATGCACATGTGTTTGTGAAGCATTAGAAAGAATACCTGAGTCAGCATCATAGCCACGGGCTGCAATGTGAGTCTGTTCTTCTTTGAAGTCACGACCAGATACACCATGGCGTACGGATGTACCAGCGGTATGAGAAACTGCAAGAGTTGAGTCTTGACCACGGATAACTTGAAGTGTTGTTCCAACTACAGATATACAGGTAACAACTTCTTCTTTATTAGTATCTGGTGCAAAGATGAGTGTAAATGGAGCAGCAGGGTAACCGCTAACAGATACAACAGAAACGCTTGTGGTTGTATCACCAGTTGCTGCTGATGAAATAGAGTTAACGAGCGTTGTTTCAATCGCTGTGGCGGAAAAGTTCCGCTTGAGTACGCCTGGGTCGCCTGCTGCCATGGTGGGGTTACCTTATCTCTGATAGTGTGAACGAATAGGGAACTGACGGCGTTGGTTCTCCGCCACTTCCTTGAGACGAGTGTTGTAAACATTGAACAAGAAGCGTGCTGCGTTCTCACCACTTCGTGCTCCACGCTGGTTATCAAGCACATCTGCTTCTGCAGATAGCGCACCAAGGCGTGAAGGGTCTAGGAAAGAAATCATACGAAAGGCTGCGCCATAGATAACTACATCTTCTGAGTAGTCAGGCATGCCAGTTACTGTTGAGTATTCTTGTGTGACTGATGGTAATTGTGTAATGTCAAAAAGTGTTGGTCGCTTTGAGTAAGCCACATTGACGATACGCCCAGGTACTACTGCTGAGTAGATACCAAGAGTGTGCCCAAAGGCACCGTTAGTACCGTACTGTGCTGGGTTTGCAGTTCTATCTAGTTGCCATGCACGCACTGGTAGCCACTCTTGAGATGGACCAATAACATGGTGAGTCACAGACAAGATATTCTGTATTAAGTCAGGTACATCATAGGTTGTACGAGCAGCAATAAATGGGAACTGGTATTGACCAATAGCAAATATGTCTGGATACATTGCGTTGAGTGTGTCGTTAATAGCACGCTTAATTTCATAGCGTGGGAACAGTGGTGCAACCATAACCTTGGATGAATTGTCATGTGTTGTTGCTATGGTGCCACGCTGCCCACGACCCCATGGTGCAAGGGTAAGGGTATTGTCAATGTTATTTGTAGAGTTAACATACATAATCTCATCGTCAATTTGAATAAAGCCACGGCTTACAACATTAGAATCATTAACAGAGATGGTGGTCTGAGTGGTAGTTGATACCGCACCAGTCAGCCATGTGGTTGATTCCATGTTAAGGCTATAGCCATGCAGAAGCGTATCTACGCGGTCAGTTAACTGTTCAAGTGTACTCACAGGTCAATACTCCTAAGGGCTGATACGGCTGACTTGCCTGATGTGCCAGCAAGTTCATTACATACTGCGTTTAACGCTTTGTAATCATTTTTTTTGCGAGTTGGGTCTGCCTTGTAATTAAGCGCTGCATCAAGACCCAAGCCAGTAGTTCCAGCCCACTTGTTGGCAGCACCTTGAACATCTTTAAATAAAGTACGCGCTGGATATGTGCCAGAATTGGCAAGCCTGTTTAGTTCTGCTTGAAGCGTGGAGCCTGCATAACCTGTAGCCATAATTACCACTTCACCTTATCTGCCCAGTACGCTGCACTCATCTTGCCTTTGGCAATGTTTGTAGCATGACGAGCCTTAAACGATTTTTGTCTTGCTGTGGGAGTCTTATCTCCACTGACACCCTGTTGACCAAAGCGAATAGTTTTAACCTGGTCACCCGACTTAGCCACAACTACATGTGACTTTGTTGGGTGCGAAGGCGTACGCTTTGGTTTATTGAAACCAGATACTCCTGCTCGCTTTAGCCTAGGGTCTGTCATTTTGTTTTACTTCTCACCAAGAGTAGTTGGAGAATTGACCGCAGGGGCAGTGATGCCGTACGGGTTAATTGTTCCATAATTGTCATCTTGATTTACCTGTGCGTTACCGCATCCACATGTAGCGCACATTACTTCTTCACAGCCTTCTTAAGCATTGCTACGCCCTGCTTGAGTTCCTTAGCCTTCTGTGGCTTTGACTCTGCCTTCTCAGCCATCGCGTAAGCCTTCTTCTTCATTGCTGGTGATAACTTCTTCATTGCTGCCATGTCGTTCCCCTTTTGTGTGATTACTTTGACATCTCCACCGACACCAATACAGTAATCAGCGGAAATCTTGATTGCTCTACGAGCAGCAAACTCTGCTGCCTTCATTGAATTCTTACTAAAGCCAGTGGCTAGTGCGCCTAGCGCTAACTGCCCACCACTGCCTACTGCGTAGAGTCCACGGTCATCTCGTGACCACATGTACTCCTCGTCAATCTCATAGATAACACCGTTTAAACTAATAAGTGCATCAAAGCCAGCGTTAGGGTCTTTGATTGCATCTGGCTCGTAGCCATGTTCTTTCATTGCATCTCGCAGAGATGGCAGCACCTTGACCTGCACAAAAGCATCAAGTGGCATAGTCTTAATAAGTTTAGGTGGAGTCCATAGAAACTCTGCTATGTTGCCAGCAACGGCATCTCCTGCAAAGGCGAACACATAGTCACCCTTGCGTACTGCCTTATCCATACCCTTGGCATAGTAAGGTTTGTCATCATAGGTAGTCATGGAATCTGCTGCTATTACTGCCCAGCCTTTTCCCTGAATACCTACGATGGCAGTCATG